CCAAAGATTAGCCTGTTTTTTTGAACTTGCATTCAGTTCAAATACGCTTATCTCTGCAATTTGCCCTTTTCTCCTGCTCCACCTTAGCTCAACTGCCCCTATTCCGGGAATTGCTGTGAATTTATCGTCATCTAAGACCACATGATGCTTGGATATATCGCTCGCAAGCCATGTACTTTGCTCAGTGCCATCAAAAAGGGCCGTAATTCCATCTTCGCTACCCGCGACTGCATTGTTATCGCCATATGAGAAGATGTAATCAGCGCCCACGTAGCCACTCCAGCGACTATCTTTACCCCGCTTGTGGCGCGAATAGCGCACAGTCAGTCCAATTGGTTCGTCCTCGTCAACGACTGAGACATCGATCACCGGGTACGGCCCCAAAACATCATCAACAGGGACAATGGGATCAGCAATCTTCCACTTAGACTTTCTCGAATATGAGTACACCGTGTCGCTGACCTGCACCCGCCCGTTCTTAGGGAATTGTGCCAGAGCATTAGCCGGTGAAGATGGAGATATAGCAAACCCGACCCCGTTCTCGGTGTCGATCTCAATCATGCGAATATACGGGGTATAGACTTGACCCAGGATGCCAACATGCATAATCTCGTCGCTCGACATACTCATAGGGCCATCTGAAGCCTGCCAGCGGTAATCTAAGAGACTTGGCCGCCATGCGCCATCGATGAAGGCACTCACAGAGAGTAGACCATCCCTGTGTGTTAGGGCAATTTTGGCCTGTCCCTGAGTGTTCATAATTGTGTATCGTGACTTAGCCAGGACTGTGACCTTGTTATTTCTGACCTTCACCAGATCGACCTCGCCGGTCTGTCGGCAATACCTGGCTGCTACATAGTTCGAGCCATCGGAAGCCAGCCCAATCACGCCCACATAGGTATTCCAGGGGTTCGGGACGCTCCCGGTCTTTAGCTCAAAGCCTGCGTATGTGTGGAAGTCAAAGGTAGAGTATGGTTTTACCGATAACATGACGAAAGGCTTGACCTTTCCAGGTACTTCCAGACCATCACCAATCACACTCCAAGGCAGGTCGTTACTATCGCCTTCATGGGCGTAAACCGCCCCCCTAATCTCAACTCTGGAAGGGAATAAATCGGTAGCATCGTCGCCTTCGAAGATGAGCGCAACCCGCTTGATCCTGTGTCCAATCTCAGCATCAAAGGTGTAAATCACCGGCAAGCTGCCATCTTTCTGATCGTAGTAATGCTGCGGCCAGCGGTCGAAAGCGCTGGTGAGTGTGCCGCTGATCTCCTGCTCGTCACCATCGTCATCGATGACAATTAGCACAGGAGTGATAGAGCTGTTCACTGCATCGGACTTATTCGTGTGACACCAGCCATAAACAGATAGCTCGATCTGCTCGTTGACGATCGGATAAGTATCAGTGACGAATGTCGTCTGGATGTCCTCGGTCTGGATGCCTAGTTTATGGTTATTCCACGCGCTAAAATGGGAGATTAGATCGTCTTCGTTTTTGAGTGTGAAGCCGGTGACGGTCTCATCCGGTTCGTATTCCTCAGCGTGCCAGAAATCCAGGTAAATAGGATCAGATGACAGACCCATATTGTGAGCCACGTAGAGATTGTCGAGTTCGTCCACATCGTCATAGACAAATGACCGGCCAATGATCTCAGCGTAGACCGGCGAAGGTACTCTTTCAAGCCGCCACAAACCTGTACTGATCGCAGAGAAACCCATCGACTTTGATCCACTGGCAAGCCCTCGCTTGATCGTGTCGATGTAATAGACACCCATGCCAATATCTTCATAGCCTTGCGATGTAAGGTAGCCAATATACAATTCGACAACATTGCCCTTCTTGATCAGCGGATGATCCTTGTACAATTCGTTACCGCTTCTTAGGGATGTGGAAAATTCCATATTTCCATCGTCACCCTGGTAAGTCTCAAGCGCAATAATGTCACCCACAGGGATTTCAAGGCTCTCTGTGTTCTCTGTGAAATGACTGGAACCGGCCACCGTAGCAACCCGGTTAGTGTCGCAGAAGTACAGGTCATCACCATCCTGAGCAATAAACCAGCGATAGCCCAGGCGTGAAACCAGCGAAGTCCGATCAATGGCGAATACTTGCCCGTTCTCACTCTCAAGCACAAAGGCGTGAGTATTGCCGGTGTCCAGGTCTTCAGTCCGGGTAAATTGTCCGGAGAGATGCACCCGCCCATTCGATACAATCGCGTTAGACACCCGGAATTGAGACAGATCTGCGTTGACCGCGACGAATACACTCCCCCACTGGCTGCGGGAGCTATCAAAGCGACAACCCTTTACCGAACCATCCGGCATCGAGACATAGACGTAAATGTCATTGTTGAATTTCACCGTCGCGGAGAAGTTAGTCCAGTAGGGATCAGTGATCAGCTCAGATGGGGCCATAAACCGCCCCGGCGTGACCACCCCCTGCCAAGTCCCCTGCAGCTTATAGTACGTTGCCCCTATGCCACCTTCGTCTAAGGCCACTACAACGGCTTCTGAGTCGCTCAGGGCATGAACCGACGAACCGGCAGCGGGAGCGATTGTCTCAGACGTTCCTAGCAGCAAATCTCCCCTACCGTCAACAGACCAGCTTGTGCGCTTGAGCGTACCGGCATCTACGTGAAAGATGTAGTTATTCGTGATCGCTGGTTTACCTTCAGCGTCACAGAGCAACGCTGTAGCATAGACGGATGAGTCACCACTAACCATATAGCACAGGTTCCCATCATAGGGGAATATCGTCATCGTTTCTCCAACCGTTGGAGAGATTACGTCCTGTGGGATCGGTTCATCGTGGATACCAGCGTCCAGGGCCAACCCAGGAGAGTGGTCTGTGAAGTCAGAGAAATAGACCCTGGTCGGTCTAATGACCATCCGGGCGCGAATGTCGTACTGCTGTACATTGTCAATAGCGTGCTGTAGTGTCGGGGTTATCGTTTTCATTATGGAATGATTAGCACCTGAAGCTGATAGATGAAATAGGCTTCTTCGCCTTCTATAATGACTGAGAGCGGTTGCCCAAGCATTTCGCCCCACAGATACACTTGATATTCATCACCGAAGTGATCTGTCATATCAAAGACGTTAGGCTTATCTGTGTCAGTCGGGTTGATAATCTTGAAAAGATTACGCAGGTCTGCCCGTGTTCCATAGGGAGAACCGTCATACTCGGTATGAGCGACCCGCACCATGTAAGACCGGGCCTCCAAGGGTTTGGCAACCTTTACATCGAGAGCGCCATTGATAGCCCTCTCGATGTCACCGTTCTTGGTTATCTGCTCCTGGTAGCCACCTTCCACCACCCGAAAGCGTAAATTGATTGCGTTATCCTGCGTTGCCAGCGTGAAGTATTTGATCATTAGACCAGCTCGCTTTCAACAACCCGAATGATCCGGTTGTCCAGTTGTTCGTTACCGATATAGACCTTGACAATCGTCGGGCCAGCTTTACTCTCCTTGGCTACGGCGGGGGTTTCAATTCGCTGGTTAGTCCAAGGGTTGATCTTGTGCATCGGGATGATCGTGCCAGATTGCTCAGGGACGAATATCTCAGGTTCGTACTCGCCAACTTCGCCAGCTTCAAACGCCATGCGGTGACCGCCAAGGGCATCGCCCCCTTTCTTGCCCAGGGTTGCACCGCCCGAAGAATTGGTCGAATTACCGCCGATATAGGGAGTGAAACCGGAAGCTCCTCCACCTTGGATTACTCCCACTCTGACAGAAGCTGCCGCCGCCGACATTACAGCCCGGAACTTCGCAGCAACGGCCTCGATAGCACCGGCAAAAGCTTCCTGAAACTCCTCAGGCCATCTGTTTTGCCATTGAGACCAGTTATCAAGGATGCTTTTCTGCTCTACGCCTGCGATCTCCGTCTGTTCGGCTATCTCTTTGGCTTGCTCAGCCTGTCTGATAGCCGCTCCAATGGCTGAACCTTGCAGCTCGTGCTGGACGGTCGCATAGGCCCGTTGTAGCTCCTGGGACTCTTGCTCAAGAGAAAGCCGCTCGTTCTGGAAAGCAATATTCTTCTCCATGTTCTCTTGTTGGAGTTCTAACTGCTCGCCCTGAAGCTCGTACTGCTCCTTCTGGATTTCAAACTGCTCTTTATTCAGAACCAAGTTCTCCTCAGTGAGGGCGAATTGCTCTCTACGGAGTTCGAACTGCTGTTTTTGAATTTCGATCAGTTCTTCCTGGTGTTCGATTTCCTCATTCTGGCGTTTCTCTTGTAATCTAAACCGCTTGTCTTCGAGCGACCAAATTTGCTTCTGGCGTTCTCGCTGGCGAGTGACGTTATCTCCTTCGATGTTGTGCATGACGGTATCACGCCCGAATTGACGCTCAGCGAGTTTCCGCTGGCGACCGGACATAAACCGGACACTTTCATCGAAGTCCTCGGACTTCCATTGCCACTGTAGATCGCGTACCTGATCCTGCATCACCCAATCGTCACGAGTTCCTTGCCGTTGGATTAGTGTTTGCTGGCGGTTCAGACCGAGCATTGCCCGGTTGAAGCCGATACTGCTCTCCTGACGTTCTATGGAGATTTCGTGCTGCCGCTCAGAGAGAGCCAGGCCACGCCGTTGCAGGTCAAGACCATGGTCTTGCAGCTCTATCCGCTGTGCGCCGATATCCAAACTGCGACCTTGTAGCCCGTAGCCTTCCCATTGCAAGGCCATACTGCGACGCTGGTATTGTGCGCCCCAAGCAGCCTGTCGCCGGGAGAGCGCCATCTGGCGATCCTGAAGACCCCAAAAACCGCCAGAGCCTTGAATATCGAAGACTTCTCCGGTGCGGGGATCAGCCGGAGCGTAGTTCTCTAGCCCTATACCGGTCTGGAAAGCCCAAGAAGCGGCGTGTTGAGCCGCCTGCGCTCCGATCGAGGCCATCTGATTGTTGTAATTGTTTTGGATGCCCCACAGCTTTACGCCTGTATCGCCTGTGTAGGTCATCCCGTTCGATGCGGTAACGCCATCGACACCAGCTTCGAGCATGGTCTTCGATTGACCGTTTATCATCGTGGATGGGCCAACGCCACGCCAACTATTCAGGAACGTGCTGGAATAAGTACCAGCGCCGCCCTGGTTGTAGTGCATAGATTGAGCGTACGTGCCGGTGTCTGTCGATCCCACGACCGAAGCAGCAAACTCTGATGCAGAAATGCCTTGCCCAAGGTTGCCGAACATGTCCCAACTCGTTTCAAACGGTCGGAAAACACTAGACGGAGCGCCGGACATATTCATTCCCACAGGAGCTGCGACACCTGCAGGAATACTGCCGGGGGCATGGGTAGCCCAGGTGTAAGGATCACCAGACATCAATCCCTGAGCAATATTTGCGAAATTACCTGCCTGACCAACGGACATCGAACCACCAAACGCAGTGTATGCCGCAGCCTGATCCGCAGATAAGAACCCGCGTGCTTCTGCACCCCCAAAGACCTGCTGGTACGTGTTGCCCATTCCGGCCCGTTGAGACATCGTCCAACTTGGGCCAAAGTTGATAGCCGTTTGTTTCGCTGATGCAGAGTCGATCCCCATACCTTTGAAGAAGTCGGTCATTCCTTGTTGAACGGCTAAATTCGTCGCTTCTCGCTGTTCTGTGTCAAGATTGACCTTCAGTTGATTGAAATCGAGACTGTCCAAGTCCTGAGTTTTTAGGTCTTCGAGCCGGGTTGCCGCTTCATCTGTCCCGTAATACCCTAGCTGTGCCTTAGCCGTGACATTTGCGGCCATCATTACCCGCAATTGCTCAGGGAGTGATCCATCATAAGTAGTGGGGATGACGGACTGATAGAAGTCTTCGGGCGATCTACCAGATGCACGAGCGACCTCACGCATATATGGGAGTTCGGAGTAAGCCGATACACCAGCAGCAAATCGTGCCTGTTTATCATCTGTGTCGAAATTGCTTTCGACCATAAACCCTGACATTTCCAGAGTGTTCTGCAAGGACGGTATCTTGCCCATAGCGGCGGCGACACTTGATGCGTATTTCTCAAGGTTTGGCGACGTAGCCATCACAGCCGCATAATCATCCGGTGTCACTCCAGTGGATTGGCCGGTTAGAAACGTTGTTGATGTGCGTCTACTGTTGTATTGCCCATAAGCAGCTAGTGCTCGATTGGCGACCTCAGAACTGTACTGGTCAGTCAAGTAACCTGATCCCTGCTCCACAAACGCCGCCATAACCTCAGGAGTCATCCCCCCAAAATCAGGCATAAAGCTACCGCCGAACACACTCTCAGCGGCCATCGCTCCCTCTTTCTGAGCAAGGGCAAATGGGGTCGCGTTGTTTCCATCCTTAGATAATATGTAATTGTTGTACAGATACCCCCAACCCTGAGCGCCCTGAGCCATTTTATTGAAAAAGCCGTCACGGTCTTCATACCGATCAAACTGTACGTAGTTTGCATACATCGACCGGGCGGTATCGTCGGGGTGAGTTCTACGACTTGCGTAATCACCGGCTAGATACAGCCCACCAGCCACGCCACCGACCAAGCCCATTGCTCCGGCTGAGATCGTTGCTCCAAATGCATCAGCGACGTAGCCGGACAACACAGCAGCCCCTACGCCAGTCTTAGCAGCTCCCGCTGCTGTTTGAGCCGGAGTACCTAAAAATGGTGTTGCAAGACTTCGCAATCCCATCATACCGAAGCCACCAGAGCGAGCGAGTGCTGCTTGGTATTCCATTTCAGTAGTGGGCGGTCTGTACGCCCCTGGGCCGAAGTATGAACCTAACTGAGTCGCGTTCTGCATCCCTGCTTGCTGCGTTTCACCGTAGCCTTGGGTGACATCTTTCATCCCAATGCCCATTAGGTGGCTCATATACATCAAGCCCCAACCACCAATCAGTTTGCGAGCAGCGCTCCCCTTGTACCCATCCCGGTCGTCGCTGACCTGCCCCATGATATTCCCGAGGTCGCCTGTAACGCCTCTTAGGTCTTCCTGAAGGCCGGGTAAGGCTTTTCGACGAGGATCATCAGGCGCAGAGCCTTGGATATCACCAATCTCAGAAAGTAAACTCTCGCGCTGGTCTGTCAATTGCTGCCTCTGAAGCTTCAACTGCTCAGTTCTCAGCCCTTTGGCATATTGCTTGCGATCGGCTGGCTTTGTATCTTCATCTGCTAGTAGTTCGAGATAGCCCTCCATCTCTTTGACGATATCTTTACTAGCCTCAGTGAGTTCCGCAAAGCCCTCTTTTGCAGCTTTGATTTCTGGTTTGAAAGCATCCAAGGCCGTCGCAATTTCAGCAAAGGATTGAAGACTCTTACCTACATCGGAGTTTCCTGAGAGGAAGTCGTCGAGCTTGCCCAACGTTTCACTGTATTCAGCACCGTCAATACCCAATTTCCCAACCGGGGTGTTGATCATAAGCGATTTTGCTTGCTGAGCAGACGAATAAGCCTTCTTCATATAGGCGATATTCTCAGTCGGAACTTGGCTCAGGAAGCCAACTGCATCGTTTTGTAGAGCCATCTGGATCGCTTCTTCACGCGAAACGCTACTCAGGTCTACCCCTGTGCTCTCAGCCGCAGCCATAACCTGCTGGTTGAAACCGGCCACTCCAGCAGGCATCCCCTGGAGTACATTACCTGCCGCTCTGATCTTCTGGCGGTTGACCATTGGATCAACGGCCTTGCTACGGAAATTCACATCTACCCGCGCCATCAATTCCTTCATCCGCTGATCGTTACTTACGGTCGGGTTCTGGAAGAATGCCATAGCGGCATGCATGTAATTCGATTGCAATTCCTGCATCTCAGGCGACATTGCTGCCATAGCGGGGCCATAATCATGAGCAGTAGGAGCTTGCCCTTGCGGTTGTTGCCCTGCCCGTTGAGCGTCATAATCACCTGGATTACCCTCGAAGTTCGCCGGGGGTGGCGGTTGTTGGGGTGGCCCCTGTGGGGGTTGCGCCGGGGGAGCTGCGGCCGCAGCCGGTGGAGGTTCCTCCGGAGGCGGGGGACTACCAGACGCAGCAGGCGCATCAACATCCTGATGTGTTAGGCCAGTATTGACGGTCACAGGAGAGTGACTACCGGGTGATCGCGGGGTTAGATCGGGTTCATCACTCCGAAATTGAGCCTGAAGGTCTGCCATGAAATCCGGGCCTTCATCGACCTGCGCCAAGTGCTCCAAGGGGATAATCCCTTCGAGCATCGTTCCGGCAAAATCAGACACCGCTCCACCTAACTTAGAGACATGGTGCAATACATTCGCCGGGGCGTTCATGATCCCCTTGGGAACCCGTTTCAGGAAGTTGTTGAGAACGCCGATAGCTTTATGGTCTTTATGGTCTCGGAGATCTGCGAGCGTTTTACCCTTTACAAGCTGTCGATCGGCAAAGTCGGCCCGTTGGAAATTCTCTTTATTCGGGTTTTGGATGCTTCTCTCTGTGCGTTCCGCAGCAGAGTACATCATCATTTTATAGGCCGGGGTGGTCTCGAAGTCCGATCCACCGGCAACTAATCCGGCGCTATTCGCAGAACCGGCCAGGAGATTGGTGATCTCTTTGCTGCTTGCGCCGCCTTCGATGGCCTGCTCAAGACCGTGTTTGATCTCTGCCCGGTTGTATTCGTCTGTACCCAGGTGCGCGGCCACATCACCAGCGGTTGTAAGTCCATCTCGCTCGTTATTGGGGTGAGTAAGGTCGTTCACCATCGACCGAATGAATGTATCCCGCATTTCATGCGAGTCATTCGGGAAGAAATGAGTCCACCCTTTCTGATCGGCATCGACTTTGGCAATTAGATCGCCGCCAGATGTAAAGGTCGCACTCCGCATGATATTGACCATTGCCGACGAGTTTGCAGACGTAGCATCCAGAGCGGCGTTATAGGGAGCTGCCATCGTGTCGTAGAGACCAGCGTCGTCATGGAGCGGCCCACTGGTAGCAGCCAGCATCAAGCGCGTCGTGTTGAAGGCCACACCGATGTTACTTGCCGCTGTTTCGTGGTCTGAGATCGTCTTCTGAAGGTGGGCGATGTCCTTGCGGGTAAAGGTTCGAGACATAGGTTGCTTACCTGCGACCATATCGGCCACGCTGTCTCGATCTACGTCCTTATTGACATCATCAGTACCGAATTTCTCTCGGTTGATAACGTCTGCCTCAAGTTCACCATTGCCTACAGCCATAGCCGCAATGCGCTCTTTGTCAAGCAACTCAGTGAATGCCTGAGCCTGTTCGTCCCACCCACCAGTCAAAATCTTGCTGAATAAGGGGTCACGATCAGAGTCGCCAGTGTTCCGCGTATTGAAAGCACCAGCGACGAATGGGTGCTCGGTATCAGCAACTTCAGACGGCATCATCCGGGCTTTGTAAATAGCCATTTCCGACGCGCTTTGTTGCGGGTAACGTGCGGCCAGGGTGTAATAATTGCCTGACCTAATCTTCTTGGTCATATCCCTGACGGCTGCGTTCCGCTGTGGGCCAGCAATCCCCATGGAGATCACCATCTGCTCGATACTCTTGGGCGTGAAGCCCATTTCGTCTTGCTCAAGAATATGACTGAGTTCGTATTTAGCGAAAGTAGCGCCGGGAACTGTGCGCCCTTGCAGTTTCTTCATCAGGTCGCTAGGGGTATCCTTGCCGAAAACATCTTCCCGTTTCTGCGACAATCGTTCCTGCGCTTTGATGAAACCAACGTCCGAACCTTCCTTGACGACATTCTCTAAACTGCCGGTAAGTGCATCCATGTAGGTGCGTCCGTATCCAGATCGACCTACTTCGTTCTCAAAAGCCTCAATATTCCGGGCCTGCCGGGGAGACTCCATAATCGTGTTACCGAAGCCGATCAGGTTCTTGGAAGTGTCTATTCCAGCTTCATCGAATGCCTTTTCAGCAATGTCAAAGGCTTCCATGTCAGAAGTCGTTTCTTTGACATTCATCGAGATAGACTGCAATGCAGCCGCGGCCTGGCTCTTATTTACAGATGCCCGGTGATCGTCCGTCAGGTGCGGAACGTATTTAGGATTTTCCTTGTAATATTGAGCTGCAAAAGCATGTCGCCAGCCCTCAATAGCCGGATTTTCGCCACCTGTGGCACTTGCGGGCATCCGGGGGTCAACCCCTAAGCGATCAGCAAGCTCAGGATAACGCTTGGTCATGGCGTACATGGTCTCAATGTTGAAAATCGGGGGTTTACCTGTGTACTCTGGGGCAAATTCTTCCAGGTTGCGCATGATCGTAGCGTTATCAGCGAAAAACTCACCATACAGTTTTCCGTCACGTTCTTCATAGCGCAGGCGTTGGCCGACATTCTCCTCGCCAACCGATTCAGCCATGATCTTGCGTTGCCGAGCCGCCTGGGACTGAGAAACCTCACCCATCTCCACCCAGGTTCTTACCCCAAAGGCCATATCATACTTGTCTTTGAATGCTTTCTGACCGGCTTTATCCAGTCCCCGATAATGTGCGTCCAGACCTTCCAACATATCGCCGTAAAAGTCGTAGGATGTCAGGCTATCATCACCGTGTAATGCTGCCCAATCTTTCCCCAACTGATCAGCATTGAGCGGCCCATCTGGTTGCATGTTCCCCAAGGTTCGTCCGGTTTCGCCCAGGGCTAAACCCATCAATTCCCGTTGGGTCTCGTTAGTGTATGTCCCTAGAGCGGTACGTAATTGCAACTCACCAGACTTGACTTCGCCGGTCGCCATATCCCAAGGGGCATTAGCACCGACTGCGGTCAGCTTACCGGCTTTTTTGGCGCCACTTTTGAATGACGCATCGACCACTTCTTGCGTGTGAGCGGTCATGTAAATACCCTGAGCAGATGAAGCCTCCAAGCGGAAGCTATCGGGGTCTAATCCCATCCGTTTTGCTAGGGCTGCTTTGTCAACATCTTCGCCGTACATTGGCTCGATAGCACCGGCCTCGCCTTCTCCTGGGGTCGTGTGCATCACTAAGCCCCGGTACATTACCGGGCGGTTGCCGGTCTTTAGGAATATTGGCATCGCTTCAGAGTCGTCGTCGTGCTGCCACGAACCTACTCTGAACGTGCTATTAGCTCTGAGCGTCTTCCCATCTGCCGCTCGATCCCGTAAACGCTGGTCATCGATCGTTAGCTTGCCCTGATACAGTTGGGCAAAGTCCAGCTTTTCGCCATCTCGATTGACAAAACCTTCTACGTCAATGGTGTCCTTGTCAAAAGCAGTGCGATAGCCCCAATTGTTCTTGGCCTTACCGTAGGTATAGGCTGAACCGGAAGCAAATGGCACAGGGGCAATCAGCATAGACGACAAGATACCGTGTCGCTGTTGGGTCTCGTTCTCGAAGATAAGGTTTGATTGCCGGTGACGCTGAGTGGTGGGGATACCCACATTCCCCAGGACAGACGCATCGGTCGGGGGCAGGGGTTGAGAGACAGATCCGTCCGGTCTCAGGAGAGCCATTCTTTCACGTTCACCGGCCTTCACCTTCTGAGCCTTGCGATAGTTATCCCTGGCAAGCAAGACCTGATCACCATGTACCGCCATCCCATAGGGTACAAGGCGAGTGGACTCGCCGTAGGTGTCCTTATCTAGCATGTAGCCGGTCAAAGGTGTGTTTGCGGAGAACGCTTGATCGAGCAGCCGAGCATCAGCCTCAACCGGGGAAACGCCACGGTCATAAACTACACTGACTTGAGAGTGTCCCTTGTGAGCGGAAGCCTCACTGGTAGTCGAATAGACGTTCTGCACAGGTGAACCAGCCACCTTGCCGTCAATACCCCTTTGCAGATTGTTGATGAAGCCCTTGCTGTAAGATGCCCCCTTTTTCTGGTCGGGTCGCTGTCTAAATGTGTTCGATACAGCGGTAGCGAGTGCATCCAGGGGGTTTACGAACCGTTCTTCATCATGGCCCGCCTGCAACTGCCCACCGACAATCCAACCGCTCGAACCCTTGTCAGTTCTGACCTCGAAGGTCGAATACCGCTCACCACCAAAGGATTGGCGGTAGCCAGGAACGAGATCAACATACATCCCCTTCTCTGTGCCTTCTTCTGAGAAGTAGAACCTAGAGAAGCCATCCATACGACGATGGAGAGCACCTAACCTATTGTCATTTCCAGGTCTAAAGCGATCTAAAACTTCTTTTTCAAATTCATCAATACCGAGTTTGCGGGATGGCTGAATAGGCATTATTTCTCCTGCTCACTTTGACGTTCAAGAATGGTTTCCCATAGGGTTACTTCGTTTTTACATATGCCATATTCCATTAGCCAGATATAGGGCTGGTCACGCACTCCACCCTCAACGAGCGGAATACCCATCTCCTGTGTCATTTCGTAGTAAACCAGTGCGTCAGGCTTTTCAGGGAGAGATGAACCGATCCCCTCCCTTAGCTCAGCAACCGCACCGTAATAATCCCCAATTGCAGTTTTTAGCTCCTCGATAGCATCCCCTACTATTCTTCCCCCTGTTTCCCCCAGGTCGGATTGACTTCTAGAACTTTTTCATGGATTTCGTTCACGATCTCAGGGAGCAATTGGCCCCAAGCAATGTTGAACTCGTATTCAGTCATTGCCAGCTTGCCGTTCTTGAACTTGAACAACGGTTCACCGTCAACGCCGAGAATATTGGAACCGGCCAGGGTGCAATAAACTTCAATGCGATGAAGCTCAGGGAGCGAAATACGCTGAATAAGACGCACAGAGTCGGGAGCAACCCGGTCGCCAAATACTTCCTGGGTCATTTCTGCCCACAGGTCAGATCGGCGCTCATGCTGTGCCTGGGTAGCCTGTCGGATGGTTACGCGGGTGGGATCACCTTCACATCCAAACAGTTCGTCAGATTTCTCTAATACACATTCTTTCTCGATAGGTGCTGTAAGTTTCAGCGGCATGTTGTATGTTTCCTTTAGGTATGGGGGTTTGATGTCATATAAATGTCGTATCGGGGAGGAGGGCGAACCCCCCTCCCCTAAGGGTTATTACGGGGTGGGCCAAGCGTAAGCGGCCACGGCGTTCCGCAGGGTGAGGGAGAAGTAGTCGCCAGAGTCAGGGGCGATCACAGTCCCGGTGAGGCGCATCGTAAGCGCCTGGTTCCCGGCTAACCGGATACCACCATTCACCTGCCAAATCACCTTAGCAGCCTGCAATCGCAGGTGGTAAGGGATGGATTGGGTGGGGATATTCGCGGGGGAAACCGCCAACATATCGAAGTCCGAAGTCCAGGGCTGAGCTGTCCAGGTCGTACCAGATGACGATCCAGTCAGGATCGAGCGATACAGCGCAGGATCACTCCACTTGACAACGGCATCAATAGTCACGGCCCGCTGGATGATAGTGATATCCTCCAACATTGGAGAACCGTAGACCTTGGCCTGCCGAATATCTTCGGGAGCATTCTGGACATTGACAGCCGCACCAACCAGGGGCAACTCATCGGCTGAGAAATCAGGCACTTTGAAGTACCCACCAACCTCAGCGCCAACGGGAAGGCTCTCAAAGGCTTCGTAGGTGTTTTCCCAAGTCCAATTTGCATTGGGGTCTTCTTCGATCTCGAAGTCGCGGCCCATCAGATCGACACGGGCAGAGGGCGGGGCATCATTCATAATGTTCATGCCGAACCCGATCATTTTCATGTCCAGGTACTGCTCGCCCAAGGCGGCAACACCGTCGCCACCGGGGATCAACTTGCGGGCCGACATCCAGGGGACGTAACCCTCATCAGCGGCAAAGTGGAATTTGTGATCATTCACACCAACCGGGGGATTTTCACCTACCCCATCGCCGGTCAGCGTGGTCACGCCACCCATGACACCGTAGCCTAACCAGCCGAAGGTGTCCTCCAAGCGAGGGTAAATGGTCGCTCCACCAGCCGGAACATAACCGGCTTTATAGGCGAAGCTCGGAACGGGAGAGCCGCCAATTTCGGGCGGGCCTAACCGAGTGTCGTCTTGCACACTCAGATCGACATCCGCAGCTTTATGGCGGTAGAACTTAGTGGCGACAGCGCCCTTTTCAGCCTGGGGGCCAAAGGCGAATACACCTTTTTGAGAATTGATTGACATGCTTTATAAGCTCCTCTCGGTAAGGCAAGTCCAGAAAACCTTCCCACGCCAAATGTAATTATTTGGGCCGCCACTCTCAAAAATCGTGTTGGCGAATTGGTATAGTTTCAATGCCTGCTCACCGAAGTTATCTTCTAGGTCTGACACTCGCGTGTTCCCAAGTACCTGAGCAACACGACCGAGCATTTCGTATGAAAGTTCACGGGCATCATCCTCGGATTTGCCACGAAAATAGCAGCCGAATTGAACAACGCCTCTACGCCACCAAAACTCACCACCCCCTACCTCTCGGCCTGGGACAGTGAAGCCAATGTCGTCGAAATCTTTCAGTGTTACGATGCCATCTCTATACTTCGGGTCTTCGGGATCACCTCCTTGAATAGCCAAGTAGACCTTTGGCTTCGTAGGGTTCTCTTGGAACCTCCCCACCACGATACTGTTAGCTCGGATGGGATCATCTTCGGCAATAATGGTCTGTAGTTGCTCAGTGAGGTGATCACGGAGACGATTGGTTATCAGTGGGACGATATGCACCGCTGTCATGCTCTTGCTCCTGCGATCTGCCGGGGGTGTCGATCCATTTCGGTAGTGAATAGTCGGTGAAGGAAGTCAACCCGATCGGCAATGGGGTTATGCTCAGGGTTCCCACTATCAACCCGTGTGCTGAACTGTCGAATATTGGCGGTTTCACTCGCCTTCGATGTCAGAGCGTGAGCAGCGGCGTAAATTACGATAGGATTGTGCGTATACTCCGGGGTTGAGAACTCGTAGTCGTCATCGTTCAAATCTTCTGGTTTGGGCCAGTGGGAGCGATAGAGCAGTGTGAGTTCTTCCCCGGTCTTTAGCACTTTGGAGAACGAGATTGAGCCGTAAGGGAACTCGATCCAGTCACCCCAGGAGTGAACTGCACCCCGGATATTTCCGGGCTGTAGCACAGCCTGGGGCAAGGTCTCACCTGAAGCCGAAAGCATCACAGCGTCGATCTCGTACAGGTCAGCAGGCAGGGTAAAGGTGTCCTTTTCCCCATCGCCCGTGAGCTTCACCGATGATCGAAGCGCAAACCAAGGAAGAATGGCATCCAAGGCCGCTGTGGCTGCATCGTGTAGGGTTTCGGCTGAAATGTCTTCATCTTGCAATAGTCGGATGACTTTCAGCTTCAGGTCAGAGAATTTCATTACTGGATTACCTTGTTACCCTTGTAGCGGAATGAACCGGCAGAGAAGACGACCTCGAAGACCTCGGGCTGATAAAGCTGGTGGCCCAGGTAAGCGTCCCAGGAGAACCGATAGATGCTCTCGAAGTCATCAACGGGGGGCGGGGTGTGGGTTCGCGGGGGAACTGCGATACCGGAAACCAGGCCGGTGGGGGCTGCGACGAAAATGGTCGTGTGGATATGGCGACCTTTGGTGATGTAGGCGAAAGTGCCGCCACCCAGGTCGGTGGTGAAGTCCACCATTACGGGGCGATCAAAAGCGAGACGACCGTTATCGGTGTCAATGCTCACGATCCGCAGGTTGTGTAGTTTGCCTTCTTGGAAGTTCACGCCATCGGTGACACCCCACGCGCTGGTGGTGGATGCATGGATGGAGATCACATCGCCAACGGCCAGATCGTCGATCAAGCCAGTGGTGAAGGTTCCCAAAGTGATGTAATGGGTCATACCGTCTTGACCAACCATGTAGGTTCCGTCAACTTTGGTCGCAGTCGGATCGGGGGAACCGTCACCGGCGCTGATCGCAACGGAAACTGGGGCGCGAGCGATGATCTCGCCACAGTTGTAGAGGGTGCATTTCGGGGTTTGCTGGAAGCGAACGTTTTTGTAAGCGCCAGCTTCGTACTTGGTCGCCATCTTGGGGTTGGCGTACTCAACGGCGGCTTTGTAGCTCTCGTCACCCTGAATATCGTGGATCACACCGGGGCTGGTGTAAGCCAGGATGGAAGCGCCTGCGCCATTCACACCCTGAGCAGCAGGAACATCACGGTAGCTCATACCGAGCCACACATCCATCGCAACTTTGGGGTCGAAAACGTCAGCAGTACCAAGAGCGGAGAAATCAATCCCGCCACCGGACATCAGATTGAAACCACTGTCCAGAGCGCCCTTGATGTAGGCGTTACGGGCCAGGATGTCCAGCACATCAATCATGTGATGCCCTAAAGCACCATTCAGGATGCGGCGAATACCGGCCTTATTGTCTTTCTTCCAGTAGGTGATCAGGTCGTCAAACTCATGGAATGCGACTTTCCCACCGTAGCGGTTGAAAGTGACCTCGACTGCCCGGCTGTCGATGTGAGCAGCGGGCATCCACAATTGCCGCATGGACAGCGGCGAACTGTCAGGATGGACATCCAGCAATTGGGTAATGGTCATCGTGCGGGAACGTTTCGACTTCATGTCTTTCGCGAAGGGGATCGTTCCGGAGAATACCGAGCGTTGCCGGTAGAGTTCGACCAAGTTGGGGTCGTACCAGCGGCGCTCGTTCTTATCGAGATTGGCCCAAGGGTTTGAGCCGTAGAAAGTGTCAAAATCAGACATTATTTAGCCTCGTTAGTTGTCGGTTAGAGCGTCGTACTGAGCCTGCAAGCGTTCACGTTCTTTGGTGTCTCCGCTGTTAGCAGCCTCCATCATGCGCTCATAGAGTTGATCTTCGGTTAGGTTTGCATCGGGATCATCATCGTCGTTGGGGGTCTTGGTTGCGCCTTCCAACGTTTTATCCACCCCTTTATCGACCTTTGCGTCGAGTGCCTTCTGGAATTTTTCGAGCTTATCCTTCAGGGCTTCGGTATCTTCTGCCTCAGGCAGTAGTCCATCAGTCTCGAACTGAGCCAGCTCAGGATAGTCAGACATGATTAGCTCTGCGCGGTCGAGGTTTCCTTCTGCCTTGTCCGCTCGTTCGGTTGCTTCAGTGACTTGGGTCTCAAGCCCGGTTACCTTGGTTTCCAGCGCTTCCTTCTCGCCTTGTGCTGTAGTCAAGTCAGCCTTTAGGGACTGAACCTCGGTGATAGCGCCGTCACGCTCATCTTTCCAGGTGTCAGCTTGAGTTTGCAGAGCCGCCATCTTACGTTGCAGCCCTTTGTAGCTTTTTTCCCAATCAGTGTTTCCAGCGTCGCCCCCAGGGTCACCCCCAGGGTTTTCGTTGGTATTAGGATCGGTTTTCTTCGGCATTTTGTTTGTTGCCTCCAGCAGATTGATTAGATTTTTCGGCTTTATTGCCATCTTTCTCATCTTTTTTCTGTGGTTGCATATTGGTGGACACTGGTACAGCCTGGGCCTTGGCTACATCTTTGAGCCATTGCAAAATCTTCTTTTTCTCGGCTGGAATGTCCTCTACGTCCCCCGTAAGTTCGAGCATCGTATCAATGGAGCCAGCGTGAGCCGCTACTCGCATTGCGATTTCATTGATTATGGCTTCCCGATCACGCGGGAACATGGGTGCGAAGTCCTGGCGCATACGCATACCCAAGTGCTGCTCAGAGATAGCCGGTAAGCCCTTATCGACCATTTTCTTGCCGATCTCAGGCTTAGCCATCATTTGGAGCGCCATCGTGTTGCCCCAATTCAGGCCGGTTGTCCACAAGATACGCTCCATAGTCACATGTGAAGCCAGTGGCCACATGCGGAAAGCGAGTGTCATGGCGCTTCGCTGTGATCCTTCATCTTCGCCATCGGCTACTGCCGGAATATTGGCATCACGCCGGAATTGCTGGTACAGCTTGTCGTACAGCTTGCCCATAGCATCCGACGCTGAGTTCTGTTTGAGTGGGAAAACATTCGGGTCTTTGGCGTTCCCGGTCATGGAAGGAGCAGACTTCAGATCGAGTATCTTCAAACCCTCGGCTAATTCCAGAATACGCGGCGTACCGCTCACGTTGACCATTGCCAACCAGGAGTGAGCATCGTCTGAAACGGCATCCCCAAAGTCAGCAGCCCGCAGGTTCATCTCTCGGATCAACCCTTCAAGGCCGTCGATCATGCTTGTGCCGTAAAAACTCTTTTCACGAAAGTGGGGGATATAAACCAGCGGTACAGCACCGAAGGGGTTCACACCATCTCTCGGTGAGTCGTTTACGTGCGCTACCTTCCCATCAATAGTGATCCTGTAGGTGGGCCTGCGCCAGTCCTCAACCAGCATCCCGTACTTATCGTCGATCTTGACGTTGTATTCATCTTTGGCAAACTCAGCAGATACAGGTCGAGCCACCCACCCCCGGCGTAAGCGCCAGAAGTCGGAAGCGTCGGCCACGCCGACAAAATGACGAGGGTGCAGTAATTCGATGCGAAGGGGGATCGTGCGCCAGGTCTCCCAGGGAACGTAACTGATCTTGAAGACACAACCGCCCAGGTATTGGGAGAGAATACCGGCCCTGAGCTGCAAGGCTCGACCGTTGTTCTCGTACCAGAGCATATTCAGGACTTCTTCAGCTTCCATTGCCAGGGTCTTACTGGCTTCGTCTTTTACACGGGGGATAAGCCGAGGAACAACAAGAGGGCGACCGTCATCAACGACATCGCCAAACAGCACAGCGGCGTGTTTAGTCACCGCACCTTTGATCGGATTGATTTTTACCGGGTAAAGCTCTACTTCATCCTTCCCCTGTATCTTGGTTTCCTCCAGTACCGTTCCGTCGTACCACTTTTCGTATTCCTGATAGCGTGAGAGATTATGCTGATAAGTGTCAACAGGAAAGCCATCGATCTCATTCAAACTGAACGATCTTGGGGGCAACATGTCTTGTAGTTGGTTCAGTACCAAGGCTCAATGTCCTTAAAACAGAAACGGCCCATATGACTGCGATGTCATATGGGCCGCAAAAGTTTATTATCTAAATTTTAGGTAATATTATTACCTATTGGGATCATTTTATTGCCTTTTGGGTCTAAGGTCAAGGCTTAGACGCTCTCGCAAATGAAAAACAAGGGTTCTGGACAGTGCAAAGGCGACTGCCCACAAGCCAGCCGGTACAATTAGGAAAGCGAGCGGGAAGAAAAGACCAACCAACGACATAACTCCGACCAACATCGGATTGTCACGGTCAAGGGAGAAGTTCTCTTTAGGCAGTTTCGTGAACTCCACGGCCAGCTTCAGGACGATTATGATAAGTAAAGGCAGCAGAACCAAGGTGACAATAGAGCATATAATCATCAAGGTAATGTCCCGGCTAAAACTTAGGGACAAAAGGATCGGAAATACCATACCGACGAAAGCAGGTATTCCTTTATCTTGCTCAATAAAATGGTCAACATTGTGTGGTTTCATCTAATGCTCCTTTTTGCACTCCTCGTAGAGCGTGATGGGCTGCGGTAAGTGTGCCTATCTACCAGTACGCTTTGTTCTGCCGTTGATTGAGTGCCTCGCCTCCCGAGTAGCCGCTGAAATAGTATCATAAATCTCGTTGAGCGAACCTTGTCCTTGCAGGTCTTCCAAATCGACATGAAAATACATCCTTATGGCAAAGGCGATCATCGAGAGCGTTGCGACGATGTCCTGAGCGATTTTATCGTCCCTGGCGGGATCGTAATTTGTTAGCTGAGAGCGTATCCCTACGATCTCTTTGGGCCATCTGAGCCGAAAACCTTCCAATGACAGTCTCAGAGCGTGTAAATACCAGGATTTCTTCGATCCTGAGAAGTCCATCGGCGTAATATAGTCAATTGGTGTATTGGAAATTTCATCATCCAGCGGGTTAAAATCAGCATCGAAGCCCAAATACTGGATATTGATAAGTTCTGCGACGTTCTTCTGTGGTCCGGTAGCATCCACCCCACAAATTAGCGGTTTATACGTCCGTTTGAAGTATAAAAGCTGGTTTACAAAGGGGGAAATTGCCCCGTCTCCATTTCCCCACCAAAACGCCACCAATTCAGCCGGTTGTCGGGGGAAATCTAAAGGGATGCCAAAAACCATAATAACGGGGGAATTTCGCTTGGGAGCAGCATCAATCCCAGGATCACCCATCTCCACATACAACATATCAGTCTCAGGGGGTTTCTGGAAGTAGACCGCTCCAGGCCCATACACAGTCTCATAGCCGTATCCGGGCTTTTCTTCCTGTGCTGCTTTGATCACAGGTGGCCCCATTAGATCGTTTTCACAAGCATACACAGCAGGCTTCGAGAAGAATGTACCCTTACCTTCAGGGCGAGTACCGTCAATAAATCGCTGGCGCTCATTTTCTGGGATACGGGCCAGCATTTTCTTGAGCTGCTCTGGCGTGACGTTCTTATTATCCCTGGTGGAGACGACAAGGCTCAGGTAATTCTCCGGGTCGAGAGCAGCCTGATCAAACAGTTGCCACATGTAATAGTTATCCCAGGAGTTCGTTGTCATCGATAACCTACCCAGGCGAGAACGGCCACGAATAGAACCACGTAGACGAGAACCAAGCGCGGTAACGATCTCATCTAAATTATCCAGTAGACCGGCCTCATCAATATTGATCCAGTCACCCTCCCAGGAGAGAATACCCGTAGCATTTTTGTCCGCTGACATAAATTCCAGAGACGAATTGATCAGAACATCGTCAACATAGAATCTGAGTGTGATCTTGTAATACGGTCGGCGGGGTTTTTCCCAAATAAGGTTTTCGAACGGTGTCCCCTGAGCGGCAGATATGATGATGTCGTACATCTGCTTGGCTTGCCACGCCTTTTGACAAACGTTCAGGAACTTGAAGTCAGTGGTGGTCATGGCCCATACGGACGCAGACATACCCACCCCAACGGTTTTGCCAGTACCGAAGCCCCCAATCACAATAACGTCAGTCTGTTTGGCGTGATGGACAGTCTTTTGCCATGCTCCTTCTTCGGTGAAGTTCTCGTCAAAGCGAAAACCAGTCTTGCCTCCTATTGGTCGGAAGAAGTAGTCCGTAATGATGTTTGGATCAGCCTGTCCTCGTTTTAGGATTTCAACCTCGGAAGGCTGAAGGACGTAGGGCTGTTTCATACACTATGGATGTTAGACCGAAACCATCCCATCGCACCCCACAAGTCTGTATGCTTGACTTCGATGTCCTGACCTTCCCAAAATTTGTCTCGGTCGGCGTCAGAGCTTTTATCAAACTCGTACATAACCTTGCCGTTGTCACGCCAAATACCATCGTCAACGACTTCATGCCCCATTGTTCTAAGAGCAACGACCGTAGACAGATCCCGCCGCGACCCATGAAGGATGCAACGAAAAAGGCCGTAGGCCCATAGGGATTTATGCAAGTTGACCTTGAGCGGCTTACCCTGGCGGTATGCTTTTACGTCATCATTGACAGCCTTAGCATCAAACGAGAACCAGACTGTACCATCGCTATCTTTCAGGATGCCATTCTCGACTACCCGGTGATCGCGACCGTACAAGGTGCAGAATAACTGCACCACTTTAGTTGTAAAAACATCTGGGGTATCGCTCACTTGACCAACACCGCTGTGGAAGTCGATCCCATCAGCCCCGCATCAGCAACCGGCCGAAATACAATCTCTTTGGTTTCGGCATCTTGAACGGCCTGATATTGCATTGATCCAGCGGTAACAAAAGTGGGTTGCTGCTCTTTGAGCCACTGTGCTTTCAAACGCCCCCAAACAGTTGGGGAACTTTCTTGTGTGATAACCATGCCCGATATCTCCTCGTAATGTATTGGTGTAAGGTCATATTGAGATCAGTGAGCAAGGCTGCACCCGATTTCCCCCATGTTTAAACCGATTTTGCAGAACATATGATGGGTATCATACCGCGAATTATTCTACAAAGCAATATATAGTACCTATGAGTAATATTCAGTACAAAGAATCACATTAGTCCATACTGTAATTCTCTCAGTTCAGGTTGGCGATCAGCGCATGAACTTCCTCTATTACGTTTCGGACATCAAAGACAAATGCACAATCAGGAAGCCGCCGCCCAATAGCTCCAGGTGGAGGGAGCAATGGCAGTTGACACTCTCTAGATCGTGCTCCTTCGTGCTTTTTTTAGTATATGTGTTACCTGTTGGGATTGAATTGTGCTTTTGGGGTGGATTTTTTGGCCCCCTCGGGGTCGGGAGGTCATA